AACTGCCAGATGCTGGTGGCTTCGTTCACGGAGCCATTGTCAGAGTTGATTCCATAACCCCAGGGGTTCGTGGAATTGGTAGCGTTCCCGACTTTTGCCACAAATTGGGCATCGGAGCCAGAAACAGGAATAACGCGACACATATCGCGCAAGGGGTTCACAAACCGCTGCGTGGCGAAAGCATCATCAAAAATTACACGACCACCAATCCCTGAGCCAGAGGATGTCAGGGTCGATGCTTCGCGGAGGCTGACAGAGGCTTCCCCCTCGACAATCGCTTTTTTAACCGCTTCAAGGACGAGATCGTTTTTCATAAATGAAATCCAGATAAGTGAAAGAAAGGGGGGATTTCTCCCCCCTGTTCCTTACGATGCAGCAGTGCCGGTGGAGCGATAGCGGATGATCGAGAAAGGATCAACCACAGATGTTGCCACGCGTTTCTCACCGAAGAAGTTGATATAGCCAGGCTGGGTCTGGTCGTAACGCCGCAGAACCATGTTCAGGCGATCAACGATGGTGTGGCCACGCTTCCAGTCACCGAAGAACATCGGGAAATGGTTAGCAGTGCCAGCAGCACCAGTTGCGGTCTGGGAGGGGGTGTCGCAATACTTGTTCACCACCACGCCAAAGCCCAACAGTTCGCCCACGATACCGTCCTCGCGAGCCAGACCATCGATGTAGATGGGGCGGCCTTGGGTGTCGGTCAAGCCACGGATAGCTTGCAACAGCAGAGGACTCATCATGAACTTGGCATCAGGAGTCCAGTATTGTTGGGGCAGACTGTAAACAAAGTTCACCAAATCAACATAGCTGATGTTATTAGCACCAACAGTGTTAGCGTTGGTCACCAACTGGTCATAGGTGGCGATGCTGTGCAGACCGGAAGTAGAACCAGTGCCACTAGAACCGAATGCAGCGGTGGAAATCGTGCCGCCAGCATAGGTGCTGTTGGAACCAGCATACTGATCCAGACCGCGAACGCCATTGGAGCCGCCGTTGCCGGTGTCAGCACCCTGATCGTTGTTGGCGATAAACGCGAGACCCTCTGCCTGACTGAACTCGGCCAGCATATCGTCAACCACATTGCTTTCCAGACCATCGATGTCATCCAGAGCAGCAGTACGGATGGGGAACTGCACATTCAGGTCTTGCAAGGTCAGTTGCCAGATGTTGGTGGCTTCAGTGGTAGCCGAGCCGTTGTTCTGGATCGGATAGCCCCAGGCAGCACCAGCATTGCCCACCTTGGCGCGGAACTGATAGGTTGAACCATCAGTGGACACATTGCGTGAAAGGCCGCGCATGGGGTTCTGCAAACGCAGAGGGTGGAACAGAGGGTCATAGGCAGTGCGACCCCCAACACCTGCACCACCGCCGGTCAGCGCAGAGGCTTCCTTCAGGTAGGCATCATATTGAGAATCAGACTCAAACAGCTTGATTTCCTTTTCCAGAGTGTTGCTCTTGGATTGGAAAGCCTTGAGTTGCTCGGCCACCATACGGTTCACATCTTGGCGAACGGTCTTGGCAGCGGGTTTGATTACAGCGGGAGCCTGGAGTTCGGAAATCTTGGCTTCCAGGGCCACTACCTTTTCGCTCACTTCGGCAACGGCTGCGCTGGCAATTTCAGTTGCCTTGCTTACAGCGTTTGCAGAGATTGCGTCCAACTTTTCATTGATCTGTTCAATCATGATTATTTCCCTAAGTGATTGCTGAGTGCGGCCAGAATCTCGCGTTCTTGCAAAAGCGCAAGGATTTCGGCCTCGTTGACCACCGCCGCAGGATCACCCTGTTTCGTGGGGTTCTCATTGGCCTCATGAGTGGCATCACGCGACTCGATCAGCTTCTTGAGGATAGAGGATGCGGTGGTCGCATCTTTCCGAGTCAGCCCTGCATCACGCAGAGCCTTTTCGATGTTGCGCGGATTGGGCAAGCCATCCGCAGAAAAGTATTCCAGCTTCTGGATGTTGGCTTCGGGGTTGTTGGGGTACATCACCACCGAAACTTCACGCAGACCACCCTTGGTGATCTGGAAATATGCGTTCTCGAAGTCGAAATCGGGATCGTCAAACGGGTCAAAATCGGGATCGTCATCATCGCCAAAGGGATCGCCCTTTTCGTCCACCCATCGGGCTTCGTCAGCATACGCGCCGACCGAAACGCCACCGAACAGGTTGGGCGACTCTTTCAAAACATTGTAGAGATCGGAACCGCCAGAGGTTTCCATGAAAAGGCGACCTTTCGCGGTCATCCCTTCCTTGTCGAAATTACACTCAGTCCACTCCCCGACAGGCATTCCCATGTCGTTGTGGTTCAAGAACATGGGCATGGGCTTGCCAGCTTCCTTGAAAGCAGAACCCCACTCCATGAAACCGTCAGGCTGATAGTTGAACTTGCGGCCATCGGCCCCTTCGCGCGGCCCCCAGGTGGTTACCCGCGCCTCAATCGCTCCGAGAGGATTTTGGCTTTCGTCCGCGCTTTGACCGAGGCTTAACTTGGCCTCGCAAATCAGATTGATGTTTTTCATTTGAAACCCCGTGTTTAATGGCTTGGTTGTCGTCTGTTATCTTCTGGGGCTGGTCTGATGTCGGCACTCGAACGCCAGTTTTTACTTGTGCCGCGAGAATGGTGAGAAATTTTCGGATCATTTTCCAATGTTCATCTTTCGCGTTTGACTTCCCCCGCCGCCCCCAGTGTCTTGAGGGCTGCTTCCAGGCAACTGCTGAACCTTCGCCACTGGCTTGCCGGTGACCGAAACATTGTCCTGGCCAATCTGTTTGGGATTCGTTGCCAGCAATTCATCGCCGCCCTCAATCTTTTCCAGATCGAGGTACTCGCGCGCTTCATTGGGGGTCATGATCCCGCCAGCAACCCCTGCGGTGCAGAAGTTCATCTGGTCGAGTGCTGCGCCCTTCAGGAAGTCCTTGGTATCAAATCGAATGGTCAGATTCGGATAGCCCTTGAACAGGTGCAAGTCCATTTTCTGTTCCAGGTTGACCACCAGGGGATACATGGTGATCTTGTAAAACTCGTCCAGCAGCGTTTGGGTGTTGTTGTATTTCTGGTCGGCAATGCCAATCAGTGCAGGGGGAACACCAAACAAACCGCAAAGCCGCTTCATGGTCTGCGTTTTCAAACGATCAGCGTCAGCATCCTGCAAGGTCAGCATGTGAACGGGAGTGTAGGTCATCCCGTTGTCCAGCAGCATTCCCTGCCCTGCCTTGCTTTCGTCTGCCTGGCGTGTGCCGGTCAAGGCGTTCCAGGTTTCCTTCAGCCGCGAGGCAACCTCTTTGAATTTCGCATCTGGGATCACATTCGGGGTGCTGAAAATGCCAGAAGGCTTAGCACCGTTTTGCATCACGAAATTGGCGTACAGGTCAATGTCGTGATCCAGGGCCACCAGTTCGGCAGCCAGAATTGCTTTGTTGAAACCGCTGGAACCTTGCCAGGCGGCTTCCTTGATGTGCATCACCTGGTGTGCAGCCAGGGGGTCGTCTTTACTGAACCCATAGGATGGGGTCGAAAGGCGGTAGGACGGATAACGGGTCGGGGTTAGGGCCACCGTAATCAAAGTCGAATCGAGGTTATACATCTCGATTGGAGTCTGGTTCGGGTCTTTCTGATCCTTGCGCCACCAGAGAGTAAAGGACTCGCCAGAGATTTCCTGCCACATCACCCACTGATACCAGAACTCGTACCGCGACTGGAAGTTGTTGGGCTGCTCCAACAGGTTTACAACCTGCTTGGCCTTGGCCTTGTCTCGGCTGCCGACACCGGCATCCTTGATGGCATCCACAAATGTGCCATCGTCCATCTTGCACATGACCTGGATGGGTAGCTGCGCCAGGGCGCGAGCCTTCACTCCAACGCAAGCCATGACCGTGGAGTTCCTGGTCAACAGGCTGACATCGACAACCCGACCGGCAACGGTCGAACTGGAAGTGGTTACATAGAGCAGTTGAGAATTAACTTGGCCCTTTTGACCGCTGCCCAGAACTACTTGGTTCCCCAGTTGCAGTTG